ATTGACATCAGGATTAGCATTGGGAAAAGATGTTTCATTAGCTATAGCAACAAAGCCACCTACATCATCAACTAAATCAATGATTCTTGCATCGATAGCAGCTGTAGTGGCTATTTTAGCGTCATCGGATGTCCAGGTTTCACCTGATCTTATTTCTTCACCACTATCTATATTAAAATATCTAGCGTCAGAAGCTGCACTAGTGTATATAGAGGTATCGTTTGCAGTATGAGATCCTTGTTCTGAGTTAGTTACAAGTAAATCACCATGTAATTTAGCTGATGTAATAGCACTATCGCTAACTGTAAGACCAGTTAGATTAGAACCATCAATAGCAGGTAAGGCTCCAGTTAGTTTACTAGAAGCCATTCCAGCTATCTTAGCATCAGTTACTGCACTATCAGCTATCTTAGCTGTAGTAACATTAGCATCTGTTATCTTAGCTGTTGTTACAGCATTTGTTGCTAAAGCAGTTGCGTCTACCGAAGCTGGTGCATAGTGTTCAGTATCAAGAGAATCAGCAACAATGTGCTCAGAATCAATTGAATCATCTGCAATTTTAGTACCATTAACTGCATCTGCAGCTATTTTAGATGTAGTGATTGCTGAATCTCTAAATCTATTACCTGCTATTTCTTGCTCTTGTTGTTCGTATAAAGCATATAATAATTGTTTCTGATTATTATCTAAATCAGCTGCTCTGATAGGTGAACCAGCAGTATAATCAGCTTTAGGTAAAGCTGTACCATCAGAACCAGAAGATACAGTAGTTCTTCTATAGATTCTTATTGTCCTACTATTTTTTGGAGCACCAGTTGATTCACATACATCTGAATCTGGAGTAGTACTATTATTAAAAGTTACAGTACCTGCTGTGTAATTAGGTTCTGACCCTCCAGTAGCTGTTGTTGTGAAATTAGTTACATTTTTAAAGTTACCATTTGCATCGGTAATATCAACTCTGATATCTGCTGTCTGGTAAAATTTAAAGGAAAAGTCATGAGTAAGATCCGACCCATCCCCTGTTCTATCAAAAGAAGTATGCGTGGTTGCCATAATTTATTTATTCATGTTAAGGATGGGTTGGATAGTTCTAGTATCTATTTTTTTACTATATCTTCTAGCTTTTTTCTGTATATCTATTCTTCTTAATTCTTGAATACGAGGATCATTCATTATAGATGCCCATGCTTTACGCCTAGCTTCTTGGAAGATATAATCAATTCTTATATTATGATTAAAATCTGAAACTTCAAAATCTCCACGTTGACCAGAACGGATAACTCTATTCATTTCATTAATAGAAGCTAGTATCTTTGGATTATTAGCTAACTTATTAAGTTTACGTTCTAGGTTTTGTTCACCTATAGCTTTTTGGAATAGAGATCTTATTTCAGGTTCTTCAGTTAAATTCAAACCATCAGGAGAATAGTATGTAGACATACGTGTATCATAACCACTATCAAACAATAACTGTCTACCTGGACTTTGAACTAAATTCAAAGGTACAGGACTAAACATATTATACATTCTAGTCATGAAGTCATGGTCTTTAATAGGTCTACCATTTAACATATCATATTTAATTGGTAGAGGTTGTCCTGTTACATTTTCAGTAATTAAGTTTCTATTACGTATTGCTATATCAATACCAGAACCTAGTTCTCTAGTATAAGGAGTAAATAGTTTACCCATCTCATTCCTTAAACCAGCAAGAGGTACAGTATTATTTAATATACCACCTAAGATTCTTTGAGATTGACCAGGGCGACCACCGAATAAATCAACAAATTGCTGCATACCAGCTAAGTATGATTTACTTGCTATACCTTGACCTAATACAAGACCAACTGAAAGTAATTGATTCTCTGTCCACTCTTCACCCATTAGTTCACTTAGATCACCTATATCTGCTATAAGTGTCATTACTTGACTGAAAGGTTCGATAGACTCATGACCTACCCATACTTCACCTAACTTAATACTTCTTGGTTGCCATTTACCATCTAACCAAGATTGACGTTTTTGTCTATTAGCAGGACCATTACCTGTTAAGTCTCCTTTCATCCATGCCCAAGATGCCATACTAACTAAAGCAGCACCCATACCTAAACGACCAGTTTGTAATGCCTTAGCATTTATTAATTCTTCTGGTGAAGTAATACCATACTGTCTTACATTATCTAAATTATCAACAGTAGCAAAAGCTATATCATTAAATTCTTTAACTAAGAAATTAAAACCAGGTGTATGTTTAGCAGTTAAACTAAGACCGTTAACACCAGTTCGTGCAAAAAGAAAGAAAGGCTTGGCCCATGGGTTAGCAGTAAATACATCATTCAATCCTTTAGCAAATCCAGTTAGTTCATTAGTTAATGTTACTTCTTGTCTAGCAAATTTAGTTGCTTCGTCTGTTATTACACCATCTCCATCCCATATCTGAGAATAGAAATCTTGTTCATAGGCTTGCATTAATTCTCTACTTATCTCAGGGGTTCTACCACCTGCAGATTGTATTTCTAGAACTTTACGCATAGCTTTTTCTCTAGCTTTAGCTCTACCTAAGATATACCCAAAAGCATCATCAGTAGCAGCCATAAGTTTAGTAGAGTAGGTAAGGAATCTGTTGTTATTCATATTCCTAGCCATATTTGCCATAGCAAATGCAGCCTTATCACCATCTGTAGCTCTACCAGAGTCTTCAGCCCAACGTCTTAAGATTTCCCAATTACTATCATTTCTAGTATATTCACTATATCTAGTTTTAATACTAGACACATCACCACTCCAATAGGAGTTAAGTTTAGTTTTAAATAATTCAAAAGATTCAGGGATAGCTTCCATCATTGCATTAATTGATGCAAGACCCGTTCTAATTGTAGTACTATCACGAGTGAATGGATACCTCATAGTAGCTCCTAATGTAGTAGCTAAAGGTCTAAGGAAGGTAGCAGTACTTGTACCCATAATAGCTCTTCCAGGAGTCTTAGGACCACTAAGTATACTATGTACAAATACACCTTCAAGTTCTCTAATTAAAGCACCAGTTCTATCTGGACCGTTAGGGTCTATCTTACCACCCTTTATCATCTTTCTAGCCCAGTCATCGAAGTCAGTTAGATTATTAACAGTCTTCATGGATGAGAACGTTTCAAACAAAGCATTCATCATATCATCTGTCTCACCTTCTTTAGCAATTTTTAAGATACTCATTATAGAGTCTCTTGTATCTGCCATCTCTTCGGTAAGTTTTGATTCTACAAAGTTTCTTTGTTTACCAGCTCCTATCTCTCTGAAGTTTTGTGATTTAATAATTCTAGCTCTTTTAACTTCTGTAAGAGCTGTAATCATAGTATCTACAACTTGTGCTGCAGGACCATCTATGTCTCCTAGATCAACTAAATCTGCTATTTCTCTACCAGAAATACCTACGTCTCTGATTTGATGTAGAAGTGAACCTACAACTAAATCAGCTACAACTATATTCTTACTAGTAAATGTTTCTAATTTATCTATTACTTTACCAGATGAATCAGTTATATCATACTTATCAGTAGACTTAAATAACTCTTCTAAATATTCAGAAGCAGATAATTCAGCTGCATTCCTACCTTCAGTAATTCTTTGATAAGCTAATATAGAATCACCGAATACTTCAGATAATGTTTGTCTACCAGCTTTTACTTGTGCTATAACTGCTTTATACTTATCATGACTATATAGTTTTCTAAGTATACCATCAACCATAGCTTCACTAACATCACCTTCTCTAGCTATACGTTCTCTCATTACAGGAGTACTTACAGAACCTGTAGAGCCTTCTTCAGCTCCCCATTCCTTTCTTATCCTTTGTTGAGTTTCCAATGCTTCCATTGGGTGTTGTTCTGATATATGAGCACCTTGATGCCCTTCAGCTATAGGTCTATTTTTATCAGCTCTAAATTCAGCTTCAGCCTTTCTCAGTTGTGCAAGACCAGACTGTATAGTTTGATCTTCTATGTTTTGATTTCTAGCTACAGCTGCATTTAAAACTTTCTTAGAACCTCTTCCTAAAAGTATAGAGGCACCATCAAAGACCATGCCTATTCCCATACCTTCAACAACGTTCTTAAGCTTCATCATTATAGGATGGTCAGTATCTCTAGTACTGAGAGGTGTATCTATGAAACCATAACGGTCTCTCAATGCTCCTAAAGCGTTATGTCCGTCAGACTCCTTAGAGATAAAATCGGACCCAGCACCTATAGCAGCACCTCTTAGTAGACTAGAGCCTACAGTTTTACCACCTAAAGCAGCTATACTTATACCTGTTCTAGCTGCAGTTACTTTAGCAGTAGGTATAATAGCCGCAGCTAATGAACCAAAGTGGACAACTCCTCGTAGAAGTTTACCCCACCATGTTTTTGTTTCTATTGGATTTTCGTAATCAGTAAAAGGATGCCAGTCAGGTCTATAATAACCTTTTTCTTTTTTCTCTTTAGCCATTTCTCCAGAGAGTGCATCTACTGTACGCTCTGGAAATGTAGCTATTGAAGAAGCAGTGTCTTGGAGACCACCTGATAGGATTGACTGACCTTCTTTTACTAAACCTTTAAATCCCCATTCTTCTTTATTACGTGGGTCATTTTGCTCAGCCGTAGCTTGAGTATCTTGAGCGACATTAGTTTGTTGACGCTCTTGATATGCCTCACGTTCTTGTGTTATTTGATTTAAGGCAGCAGCTGCTTCATCTAAGTTTTCTTGCAACTCTTCCTCATTAATCAAAGAAGGATCATATGGCATTTGTCTGTTATTTTGTAGTTGATTGCTCTACTAACGCCTTAGCGACAGCAGGTAGCAAAGTTTCTAATTGTAAGTATTGGGGTAGTTCTCCTACTTCTTGTGTGAACCGTTTTTGAAGTTCAGGTTCAATGTTAACTAATCTTCTATACTGATTATAAATACTTGAATATTCATTACTTCTATTAGCTTTCTGTCGTAACCTAGCTAATATAAGGAAGTTTTGAGTTTTTTTATCAAACGGAGAATTGAGATTAATTTTAGCATCTTGTACTAATTCAACTAAACCACTAGCTGTAATACCAAAATTACCAAAATTATTATAATCTTGTTGTATTAAACCTAGTACTTCACCTACTGTATGTTCAGTTAATGGTTTCTCTAGTTCTGTGTACTCACCTTCTTTATTCTGTACAGCATCATAACCACCATTATTGATAGCTTTTTGATCAGCTACAGTTTTTAATAACCAAAGTGCATCTCTAGCATCTTCATCTGTTAAAGCTCTGAGAGTTTTACTTGCATTAGGTTTTAATAATACTAGCTTTTGTCCTCTTCTTGATAGATTTTCTTCTTCAGGTAAAGTCATCTTTTTAGCTTCACCTTCATCTAACATACCAGTAGCTTCTAACCTATAAAGCATTAAAGCATGTGGAGATGCTAGTCTACCATTAGGTAAACGGTTTATATTCTTAGCAAGTTTTCTAAAATAAAGAGGTACATTTTCTGAGCCTTCTTTATTGTTTAAATAATCAACAGCAGCATTTAAAGCTGGAGCTTCACCTGGTAAGTATTCTTTACTACTAAGTAATTTATCATTTTTCTTTAAAAGTTCTGAAGCTTTAACAGCATTACTATGAACAGTATCATCTATTCCTTTTTGAGCTTCATAACCTTCATATAG